CGGATAAATAAAGTATCATAAAGTAAGAGCCGTAAAATCGGACTTATGCGGAACCCGCCGCGTATGATTTAAAAAATCACTAGGAGAAACAAATGGGACGTTCATTAAAGAAAGATATATTTGGTACAGATGTTATTAGAAATGGTGTTGGTACAAATACTGGAATTACAGTAAGCGGTTATTTTAGCAGTGCATTAAATACAGATTATTCTATAGTTAAACAACGAGGTGCGAACACATTTGTTGTTGCAAGACAATTTGGTATGGCTAGTGCTGTAACAGGAAATACCACGTTAGGCAGTAAACAAATTACTTCAGTAAGTACAGACCCTACAGATGCACAATACGAATTTTCAGTAGGCGCTGCAATACACGGAGTTGGTATTCCGGTAGGTTCTGTGATTGAATCTATTGATAGCACATCAGCTATCACTATTTCCAATGCAGCCACAGCCACAGGAGCTGGTGTAGCATTATTCTATGACGGTATTAGAAAAGTAGGTAAACTGGTCGACACAACACCAAACGCCAACGGTGAAATTTTAATTTATGGCTTTACAAATCAAGGCCAAGCAGCTAATAACGGTCAAGTTCCAATCCGTAAACTAACAAAACGTTTAGCTTATGGTTTCCCAACTGTACCAGTACTAAGCGGTGGTATCCATAGGGGTGAAGATGACAATACTGCCACTAATCATGATGGTGTTCGTTACACATGGTACCTAGAAAGCGATTCCTCAGCAGACTATATTGTACTAACAGCAATTTAATCTAGGAATATTATATGGCACTGAGTGGACGCACAGTACAATCTAGCGGTGATTATAATATTAAAACCGGTGAAGGCAGTAGTATTCTGCTGGACACCGGTCCTAATGTAGGCGAAGTTCGAATCACTGGCAATCTCATTGTATTGGGAGAAACCCTCACGGTTGAAGCCACAAACTTGAATGTGCAGGATAACATCATTATCCTCAATTATGGTGAAACTGGACAAGGTGTCACACTGGGTTATTCTGGCGTACAGATAGATCGAGGTTATAACATTGACTCTAGCCAAGTTGCACCAACTGCTTTGTTGTGGGACGAAGCTAATGAAACTTGGCAGATAGCACAGGGAACACCCGACGATGGCTTCAATTACACAGACAGCAAATTAAAACTGTCACAGATTCTCACAGATGCTGCCACTGACGACGGAGATTTAATTCTAATTGGTGCCGGCACAGGAGTTGTAAAAGTAACAGGTACTGTGAACTACGAACAGAGAGTGTTAGACGACGACGATGTTCCAAACAAACGTTATGTAGATGATGCGATTCAACTAAATCCCACATTTCAAATCACCAAAGACGATACCAGAGTCATTGTATTTGACAAAGAGAATGCACTGCCATCATCATCTTTTACCCCTGCAATAGGACCTTACGGAGCACAACCAGCACGTAGTGAGATTGCTTTTATTGTTGACAACAGACGTGTAGCAGTAATGACTAAAGATCATTTCGAAATGACAGGTCTTACTATTTTTACTGAAGATCCTGTAGTACCTGATATAGAAGCAGCTATGTCGGGAAATTACAACCCAGGTCCAACTGCAACAAATCTTACGGGCTTTGAAAATCAAAGCGCAGTAGTTATTCAGTCAGACAATACCAACGCCAACATAAGATTAGAAACTAATGGTACAGGCAAGGTTGTGATTTCATATGCCATGAGTTTTGAATATCATGGAAGTCCGATAACACAGGTTGGCAATACATCTATACTTTACGGATCAACGCCAGGCCCAGGTACTACAGGTTTAAGTTTTAGAAACACTAGACCTAGTATAGAATTGGACGGCACAGTAAATGCCAGTTTTACCACTGATGAATTAATAAGTAAAAATAGAGCACTACTTTTCAGTATGTTATTTTAAGGATTACAAATGGCAATCGCAAACACACGATTAACAACTACAGGGCTAACCACAGTTTATACAAGCAGTGGTAATAATGCAATTACTACAATTATTGTGTGCAACACCGGAACAGTAGATCTTACCAATGAAACTACTCGTGCTAGCGATCTAGATTTATATTTGGTTCCAAGCGGAGGAGGTGGAGGCACTGAAGCCACACGAATAGTCAGCAAGTTAACAATACCTGCAGGTGAAACAGTTTTCTTCAGCGAAGAAAGAGTAGTTTTAAGCAACGGAGATACAGTTCAGGCCCAGGCCAGTTCCACAGGAGGAGTTGGTGGATTATTAACTATAACTGTAAGCACATTACCAGTATGAAATTTTTAAAGACACAAAATACTAGCAGATTTGGTCTTAAGGACAATGCCCTTAAGGTCAACCCCTATGGTCGTTACACTATGGATGGTGTAGGTGGCCTTAGACTGCCAAAAGGCACAACAGCACAACAGCCAAATCTTTCCGGAGTAGAAATGCCCAATGGCGCTAACGGAATGTTACGTTACAATACTACCAATGATGAGTTAGAATGTTATATTGCAGGCTTTTGGGAAACAGTCAAAGGTTCCGCAACTAACTCAATAATTCAGTCAGGATATGGTCCTGGAGATTTTGTAGAAACAAAATTTGGACCGTTGAATACTTCTTATGCCCCTGATTATTTGGCCAATGCCAACAATATTATTGTATTAGTTGAAAACGTCTGGCAGATTGCCGGCACAAATTTTACCATAGTCACTAATCCTGCAGGATTGAGCAGTGCAACAGGCTATTTGGCAGGTATAGCATATCCTGCAGGTAATTATCTAAGTTTTTCTGATGCAGTACCTATTGGCAAAACGGTCACTGTGTATTACGGTTACGCTAATTAATCATGACACAACTAGGTAGAATAAGCGGCCCAATTCTAAACTCAAATTTAGAAAGAGATCCCGGTGAGGATCTTGCTTTTGAAACCGACCTGTTATATTTGGATGTTACAAATTCACGCATTGGTGTTAATAAAAACAACCCAACAACTGCTCTTAATATCGACGGATATGTAAAAACTACAGATCTAATAGTTGACAATCAAGCAATATTTGACAATCTTATATTCAACGCCAACGGCACAATATCAACGGTTGTAGGACCTATTAATATAAGTCCTGTCGGAGCAGGCGCAGTTATTAATCTTGACAGGGTACTAACAGCACAACTTGAAATCAACGGAAATGTAATTAAAAATTACACAACCAATGGCAGTGTTGTGCTTAACCCTAATAGTACTGCTCCATTAACTATTCAAAGCAGCACCAGTATACTAGGTAATCTAGCAATCACAGGTAATACTATACTGACTGGAGATTTATCAGCAGCAGACAACATCATAGTTGGCGACAGTCCTTTGGATGTTGTAGTTGTGTCTCCTGATTTTACACAAGACATTATCCCAGGCACAGACAACACGTATGATCTAGGCCAATCTGTAAAACGTTGGAGTCAGTTACACTTAGCTGATGATCTAACACATGCTAATCTTGTGCTGCCTCAGGCAGTCCTTATTAGCGATCAAATGAGACTGGACGGAGTTACTGGTCAAATTATCAGTGTGCAGTCAAACGATGATATTCGAATAACACCATTTACTGGAATAACTTCAATTGAACGTACTCAGTGGCAAGGAAATATAGTTACTAACCTTAACAATTCTGCTATCACTGTTGTATCTACAGGCATAGGCTATTTAAAATATCAAGGCACAAATGGTTTTGTAATACCTGCAGGAACAGGTGACGATAATTTTGCCCCAGGCACCCCACAAAATCAAAGAAGAGCTAATCCCGAAGAAGGTGAAACCCGTTGGAATACTGATTTAGAATATGTTGAGTGCTATGACGGCACAGTATGGCAATTATCAACTGGTGGCGGTGCAACAATAAGTGTACCGGTAATGCAAGATTTAGGAAATGTATACAGTCTCATTCTAGGCTAATTTTCCAAAAGATATAAATACTAGTGATTACAGAAAAAGTCTTTTTCTGTATGGTCAAACTGTGGTAAACCCGCAATGCAAGGTGGTTAACCGTGAAACACGGGGTCTAAGGAGAGCTAATGGCTATTGGAAGAATTTCCGGTCAAATGCTTAAACCTAATCTAGTCAGAGATGGCGTGGATCTAGCGTTTGAGACTGACTTATTATATTTGGATGTTGTTAACTCTCGAATCGGAGTAAACAAGTCTTCTCCACTGCACGACTTAGACGTTAACGGCACAACAAAATCCACCGATCTAGAAGTAACTGATCAATTTGACATTGGCAATATAACAGTCACTGGCAACACTATCAGCAGCGATCTCAGTACCATAACTTTTGCACCATCAGGTGCTGAACCAACTATCTATAATGCTAGATTAGTGGTAGATGACATTCAAATTCTAGGAAATATTATTTCCACAGAAGTATCAAACAGTGATTTAGAACTACGAGCCAACGGTACAGGAATAATAGATATTTACGGTAACACCAACATTACAGGCAATCTTAATGTCACAGGAAATATCAATGCCACTGGAAACGTAACCATAGGCGGAAATATTGTTATTGGAGACAGCCTAACTGATTCCGTTACTATCAACGCTAGTATTCAAAGTGATCTAGTTCCCCAAACGGATAACACCTGGGATTTAGGTTCCGGAGCCTATCGCTGGAGAAATGTCTACGTTAATAACGTGTATACTAATGTGTTAAATGTTACCATGTTAGATGTTGGTAACCTCATGTTTAGAGACAATGAAATTACTAGTACCACAGGACAAGACATAATCATCGACGGTAATGGTGCCGGTGGCGTTAGACTGGGAAATTTTCGGATTGTTGACAATGTTATAACAAATCTCAGTTCAAATGCAGTAACTGAAATTGCGCAAACGGGCACAGGATATTTTAAAATTCAAGGAACAAATGGTTTTGTTCCTCCTGTGGGCAGTGATGCTCAAAGGCCGACTGCTTACGCAGTGCTAGGTATGACTCGTTTTAATACTAATTCAAAAGCTCTTGAGATTTGGGACGGAATTACCTGGGCATCACCTGCAGGAGCTTCTGGAGCAGTTTCAGAAATTCAGGCCAACGAAATAGCAGCCACTTATGCGCTGATGCTAGGATAAAATTATGCCAACCTTATTTAGACACGCCGTAAACACTGAAATAGGAACTACACCTGTAGATGTGCTACAAGTAGATGCAGGAGTTAGAGTCACTGTCATTGGTCTTAACCTAGCCAATGTTACAGATTATGACACTGTGGTAGTTAATGTATATGTCATAGATGAAAACTCTACCCAGGCACATTATGTACGTGGCTTATCAATCTCTCCTAATAGTACAGCTAAAATTATTACACAAGGCGAAAAACTAATATTACCAGAAACTGCAGGCATAAGAATAGTCAGCGATACCGAAGACAGTATAGATGCTGTCATTAGTTATGTAGAAATATCTTAAGGAAAAATTATGCCAAGCAATTATTATTTAGGTCAAAGTCCAGATGAAGCACTAGGAGATAGTCCTCGCTATTGGTATGCTCTGCGTAGAAACTCTGATGGCGAATTATTTTTGTATAGAAGCGATCAACTCAAAGACAAAGACAGTATTGAATTGAATTTACCCGGAGCACCTGACGAAAATTTTGAAGATTTTGAACCAGGTATAGACTACTTTGATGGTATTACACAGGATCATGAAGTAGCATATGACAATTTGGTATGGACACAATATCGTTGGGACAACAGGAATATGTTATACTATGTTGATAATCAGGGAAGATTAACACAGAGAATAAATCAGGGATACACATATCCCACAGGTCATTCAAGTTAAAACGGAATAAATCATGGCAGAATTTAAGATTAGTAGAATTAGGTATACGTGGAAGAATGAATGGGTAGCTGATTCTACCACATATAACAAAGATGATGTAGTAAGATACGGTGGCAGCACCTGGATATGCCAGCGACAGCACACAGCATCTACTTTTGCTGCAGACCAAAATTACTATAATAATCCTGGAGATACACAACCAACTCCAACCTGGCTAAAGATGACCGACGGGTATGAATGGAAAGGTGAGTGGGCTACTACAACTTTATACAATTCGGGCGATATTGCACTGTACGGTGGCGTTATATATCTATGCGTAATTGGACATACATCTACATCAATATTTGATGATAGCTTAAACAATTGGGCTGTATATCTATCAGCAGATAGTTGGCAATCAGATTGGACTCCTGACACACGCTACGGCATAGGAGATGTAATTCGATACAATGGTATTGTGTATAGATGTATTGTAGGACATACATCAGGAACCACAGCACAAGGACTTGAGACTGGCAACAATGACAATCAAGATGATAGCACAGGTGAACTGTGGCAGGTATACTATGAAGGTATTGAGTATGTAGGATCCTGGACAGCTGCCACTAGATACAGAAAAAATGATTTAGTCAAATACGGCGGCAGTGTGTTACGTTGTGTAACTGGACACGTGGCCGGCGCAAGTATTACCAATGTCAACTTTGTCACTGAATTTATTGGACACAATTTTTATCAGACCTGGAGTAATGCTGTTTATTATGCAATTGGTGATATTGTTAGACACGGCGGATATCTATACATAGCAGCAGCCAACAACTATGCCGTTGGCAATCCAACAGAAGATACTGCAAATTGGAGAATACTATCCAAGGCCGTGAATTTTATAGGCACATGGAATGCAACTGTAGATTACAAAGTAGGAGACGTAGTTCGCCGCGGAGGTAATCTATACCTAGCTATATTAGATACCGGAGCCGACGGTAGCTCATTAGATTATCTTGATACCAGCAATTGGGAAATAATCAACGCAAGTCAAGCCTGGCGCAGCGGCTGGTTATCCGGTCAAACATACAGCATCAATGATGTAGTGGTATTTTTAGGTAACACCTATCAAGCCAATATTGAACACGTTGCTTCTAATGACAATTTTCCAGGAGATAACGGTTCTGGATTTGCTTATTGGGACCTAATATTACAGGCCGGCTCAGAAGTAGGAATGTCACAGCGTGGAGACCTACTTACATTTGGTCTTTCAAGATCAAACGTAGGAGACGGCAGTACTTTTGGATCAACTAGTGTTCCAATAGGAGAAGAAACTCAAGTTGTTGTTGCAACCCAAGAAGGCAATGTTGATTATGCATATTGGGGTGATTTAACAAGAGTAAGATTTGTGGATACCTCTGGAGTTGATGACTACACAAATCCAGAGAGAGGTACCAGTCAATTCTTGCCTTGGAGAACTATTAGATTTGCCTGCGAACAGGTCAATGACGGATTCAGCGGACATACAACTATTAAAGTGGCAGCGGGAGAATATATAGAATTAACTCCGATCATTGTGCCACCTAGAACAGTAGTGCTAGGAGCTGAACTAAGAAGCACAACAATAAAAGCTCAAGGTTCTGTTATTTCGTCTGCCGATCGCCCATATCATCTAGCTGTGTTAAATAGAATTTCTTTAATGATACCAGAAATTGTAGCAGGTATACCTACAAATCCAACTAAATCTGTAAGTAATTCCGAAGAGCAAGTCTTTTTAACGGAGACGTTTCAGATACCGTTTAATCCCCCGCAATTTGATAGTGCTGTGCCTCCGAATGAAATTTTTGATACACTTGTTTTACCTATCTCTACCAGCAGTGTTGCTGCTGCCGCAATACAAACCAAAATTACAAATATAAATGATTACATTAACTTTTATATTAATAGTTCGGGTTCAGATCCTTTAGTAGTAGGCACCAACACAGCACAGACTTCTACAGCATATACCAATACTGTGTTGCAATTAGAAGCTAACAAGAATTTTATTATTGAAGAAGCTGTGGCCTTCTTGCAAGATACTTATCCTGCATATACATTTGATGAAGATTTACTTCGATTTAGTATTCTTGGATATGTAGATGCTTGGAAATATGATATCATATACACAGGAAATTATAAATCACTACTAAGAGCAAGGTATTATAGAAATCAAGTACTAGGCTGTACTACTAGTGAAGACATGTTCTATGTAAGAAACGCTACCGGAATTCGTAATTGTACTTTGAAAGGCCTAGACTCTACGCTAAGTCCCCCAGTGGCATTTGATTTATATCAAATTCCGTTGGGAGGAGCATATGTTTCATTAGATCCAGGGTGGGGACCAGCAGATTCTAGCACTTGGATTACCACACGTTCGCCTTACATTCAAGGTGTTACAACAATAGGTACAGGTTGTGTTGGTCAAAAGATTGATGGTGCTTTGCACAGCGGCGGAAATAAATCCATAGTCAGTAACGATTTTACACAGGTACTCAGTGATGGAATTGGAGCATGGGTGCGTAACAATGGCCGCGCTGAACTAGTTTCAGTGTTCACATATTATTGTCACATTGGTTATTTTGCCGAAGACGGTGGTGTTATACGAGCCACAAACGGCAACTGTTCCTATGGTACCTATGGCGCCATCTCAGATGGTGTTGATGCTACAGAAACTCCGGCAACTGCAAGAGTTTTCAATAGATTTAATCAGGCTGTGGTGGCCGATGCTTTTGCTGGAGACTTTGTTGACGAAATACAGATTTTAGAATGGACAAATATGGGTCAGGATTACACAGAAGCCACTGCGGTGTTTACTGGTGCCGGTATTAATGCTGATGTAATTTTTGAAGAGTTTAGAGACGATGCAGTATTTGAAGCAAGAAGACTTGACGCCAATGCAGGTACTGCTCAAATAGCACAAGAAATAGGCGGCAGTGGTTATGTGGTGGTGCAGAACAATGCACAAGCCGGTGACGAGTTAACTATAACTATTGCCAGTAATGATGGTAACAGTATTGCTGAATATCTTGGAATGCGAATACTTATCACCAGCGGCGCAGGTACTGGACAGTATGGATATATTACAGCTTATAATAATCTTACAAAAGTAGTTAATGTAAGTAGAGAATCAGATGATCAACCAGGGTGGGATCACGTGGTTCCGGGCAAATTACCCACAGTTCCGTTGCTGACTAACACCACATACAGAATTGAACCTAGAGTAATATTTTCTGCTCCAGCATATACAGCTGAAGAAATTACAACTCCTGCTGCTACCACTTGGTCAGAAATTGTCTTTGGTGACACTACTGAAACATACACTAATATACCGGTTACTGAATCAGGCACAGGTACTACTATAGATGTTGTAGCGGCACTTGCTACTTTTAATGTTAGTAAACAAGGCAGAAATTACACAATAACTATTAATAACGGTGGAGCTGGCTATGAAGTAGATCAGCAGCTGACTATTGATGGCAGTCTATTAGGCGGTATATCACCTGAAAATGATATTTCAATTTTGGTCACAGATGTTAGCGACGACAGTACAAATTCAGTATTGGCTTTCGAGCAACCAACTTATGGCGCAGGAATATATGATATCGGAGCCAGTGGAAAATTTGTAGTAGTTTCTACTGGGGGTAGTGCTGCTATGTACAGTTCAGATGGCAGTAATTGGGAAACATTTAATATGCCCACAACGGGTGATTGGAAATGTCTAGCTGCAGGAAGAGTCACATACCCTACATTAGGCGATCATATATTTGTAGCTATACGCCAAGCCAGTGCTTTTGCTGCCAGTTCTACTGATGGTATAAACTGGACTACTAGAAGTATGCCAGCATCCCGTCAATGGAATTCTTGTGTTTACGGTAAAGGAGTGTTCCTTGCTGTGGCTACAAATTCTAACTCAGCTGCTTATAGTCTTAATGGTACCACTTGGAGCACAGTTACACTTCCAACATTCGGAGATTCCACAATTAATGAATGGGTAGATGTGACTTATGGCAAGAACACATATGTAGTGTTGGCCAACAGTGGAAATACAGTAGCCGTAGGCACATACAATTCTTTATTCAATACGTGGTCATGGGCCGGCCATATCATGGATGTGGTAGCAGACTCCAGCGCCAAAGATTGGGTCAGTATTGCATACGGTAACAATAGATTTGTTGCCATATCTAGCACAGGAGATGTGGCCTATAGTTTCGATGGATTAGACTGGTTGCCAGCCACTATGCCATCACAGGACGGCAGCACTGCCCACAATTGGAAAAAAATTCGCTATGCACAGGGTGTATTCTTTGCTGTAGGTGACACAGGCGGTAGAGATATTGCCGGTGATGCCACCGTAGGAGAAACTAATTTTGCAGCAACCAGTTTTGACGGTGTAGTATGGACTACAAGAACACTGGCTTCTACTAAGCAATGGATCAGTATTGGTTTTGGTAATCCTTATATAGAATCTAGAGATTCCACAGTGGGCAAAAATACACCTATGTGGATTGCCATAGATAATTCAAATAAATTCAACAAGATACAAACCGGTGCAAGAGCATTAGGACGAGTATCGATTGCCAGTGGAGTTATTAGTAATGTGAAATTATGGGATCCGGGATCTGGTTACACAGAAGGTCCTACCTGTGTGTTTGTTGATCCAAACAACAATAGAGATGCAATAATCGAAAGCCGTACTGGTGATAGAGTATTAGCACAACCAAGTTGGCTCAATCGAGGATTAGGATATAGAACAATTTCTACCGCAGTCACAGTTACAGGTGACGGATTTGCAGATATTATTCCAACAGGAAAGTTTATAACAATAAGCGATCTTGCAGTATATCCTAAAGTTGGTTCTAATCTAACCCTAGGCAGTTTGACCAGTGACTATACCTTGGTCACAATTGAAGAACTTGGGCCAGATGATAGAGGCTTATCTGCTAGAATACGTATTACTCCAGAGATTAAGAATAGAGATCAACTAGAACATCTAACTAGTGTTTCCATAAGAACCAAATTTGCTCAATGTAGGATCACAGGTCATGATTTCTTGGACATAGGCACAGGAAACTTTGAAGAAACCAACTATCCTGAACTATACAGTGGTTTTTATGATCCACAGCCCTTTAATGAAATTGTAGAAGAAAATAGAGGCCGTGTGTTCTATACCTCAACAGACCAAAGCGGTAACTTTAGAGCAGGAGAACTGTTTGCAGTTGAACAGGCTACAGGAACTGTAACAATTAGTTCAGACTTTTTTGATCTTTCTGGTCTTACTGAACTACGACTAGGTGGTATTAGAATTGGCGGCACCGGTGCAGTGGTCCGAGAATTTTCTACTGATCCTTTGTTTATAGCAGACTCAAATAATATTGTTCCGACTCAACGAGCCATAGCTGCTTATTTGGCAAATAGACTCAGCGTAGGCGGATCAGAAATTGCAGTGGGTAGTTTTATAGCAGGAACTGTATTAGTAGGACCTGATCGATTCAACAATACTGCTGGATTAAGCATTATTGTACAAACTAGAGCAGAATTTGACGCAGCAAATTCTGGAATAAGTGGTAATATGTTGGCACAAACAATGTTTTATAAATCATTTTAATAATTTCTAAAATAATTGACTAAATATAGAATACGGAGTAGAAAATGGCAGAATTTAAACTAGGTAGAATAAGATTTGTTTGGAAAAATACATGGACACCATCTACTACCTATTACATAGACGATGTAATAAGATACGGAGCCCGCACTTATATATGTGCGGTAGGGCATACTTCCGCCTTAGATTTTAATACAGATTTAGAATTTAATCCTACTAAATGGAATCAGATGAGCGACGGCCAAAGTTGGACCGGAGATTGGAATGTCAGTACTTTCTACAAGCTCAATGATGTAGTCAAGTACGGCGGCCTTCTTTACATCTGTAACGACAGTCACACTTCAGCTGCTACCTCAGCGTTGGGACTAGAAAATGATCAAGCCAAATGGACTCTATATGCAGAGGGACTTGATTGGAAAAACGATTGGACAGTTTCTACTCGTTACAAGGTAAATGATCTAGTACAATATGGCGGGTATACATATGTTTGTAATCTCCACCATACTTCAGCTGCTACCGCAGCATCGGGATTAGAAGCCGATCAAGACAAATGGGATTCATTTAATCCTGGTATAGAATACAAAGGAGACTGGGTAGCTTCTGTAACCAGATACAAAGTCAATGATGTAGTAAAATATGGAGCCGGACTATGGATCTGTGTTACCCAGCACACTGCGGCAGCTGCGTTCTTAACCGATAGTACAGCAGGACGTTGGAGCCAATTTGTTGAAGGCACAGAATTCGAAAATGTATGGAATCCAGCCACGCTTTATCAACCTGGCGATATTGTGCAATATGGTGGTAATCAGTATATAGCCAAAACTGTACATACAGATCCATTTGTTCCGTCGACTGTTGGTTCGACTAACTGGGATCTATACCTAGAAGGATTTAAATTTCAATCTGCGTGGGCAGGCGGAACTTCTTATGAAATAGGCGAAGTGGTATCTATAGGTGGTTATACCTATTTGGCAGTACAAGATTCGCCTTCGACTACTGTTACTGTCACAGCAGTCACAGCAGCCACTGACACATTTACCATAGCTTCAACTAATGGCATTGTGGTAGGTATGACTGTGAGATTTACCGGCACAACATTTGGTAATGTGTTTGCTTCTGCCAGATACTATGTAAAAACTGTAGCCGCAGGCAATATCACAATCAGTACAACTCCAGGTGGTACAACATTCAATATCACAGCCGATGCTTCAGGGTCAATGTCTGCCACAGTGTCAGCAGAACCGCCAAACACCACATACTGGTCGAGACTAAATGCTGGTATTAGCTGGCAAGGTGAATGGTCAGATGACAGAGACTATTTGTTAGGTGACGCAGTAAGATTTGGTGCAAATGCCTATATCTGCTTGCTAGCACACAGATCAGAAGGCGACGACGGTTCTACTTTAGGAGCAGCTGGTGGCGGACAAGTCAACAGCAGACCTGATCAGGATAGTACAGGTACATATTGGAATTTACTGAGTATTGGTACAGAAACCAGTGTGTTATCAGTGCGCGGCGATCTAGTGTTTTTTGGTGGCGGCGGACCACAAAGACTACCGATTGGTCGAGAAGGACAGGTCCTGGTTTCTACAGGTGTAGATCCAGAATGGACTTTTCTCGGTGAAATTGATCACACATATTTTGTAGCATCTACAGGAGTCGACGGGCCTTCACCTATACATGGTAGAACCTGGGATAAACCATTTAAGACTATTCGCTATGCTTGCGAACAAGTTGAGAAGGGTCCTCGCAACCCCGACGCACGACATCTGTTAGAATTAAATCGTGTGTTTATTCAGCGTGAAGTCACAGAGTTTATACAGAATCAGATTGCTGGTAACGTTGCACCATTTACTACAGCATTTGTTTACGATGATTTCAAATGCGAGCGAGATGTAGGATTTACTCTAGATGCGGTAACCTATGATCTATGTCATGGTGGCAATATTAAATCACGCGGAGTGGCTAATTCATTAATTGGCGGACTCAGCGAGGGCGAAACAGAAGCATATCCAGGCCTAGCTATCGAATCAGACGAATCTGTAGCTGCCTACAACTACATGCTCACAGTTATTGGAAATGTTTTAGCACAAACAGCTCCGACAATAAATTATCAGACACTGAACGGTGACAATTCTACTGCCACAGTGGCTCAATATTTCAACAGCGATCTTACAGCAGAAACTGATGCTTTGGCCACAGTAACAGCAAGTGTTACACTAATCACAAATGCTATCACTGCTAGAGCAGCAGCAGTCACAGCACCCGAAATTGCAGCAGCTATAGCTAGTGTACCGGCAAGACGCAGTCCTAGCAATTTGATCAATGTGGCCACAGGACAGTATCGTGAAACATTGCCAATCATTGTGCCAGAGCAGACCTGTATACAAGGTGACGAACTGCGTTCAACCAACACAGGCCCTGCAGGAAGCCTAACCAACAGATCCGATGCAGGCTACAGCGTAGGTACATTGACTAGATTACAAACAGTGGTTGATCAGATTGTACGGGGCGCCAACGTTACAGAAAGTTCAGGTAACACCGCAGTTCAGAGTGTAGCATTTCCATTTGCCAGCACTGAAGAAGCAGCAGATGCAGCACAGTTGGTCAGAGTCATGCAACATCAGATTGATTTCAAGATCAGCTCTACCTTTATGGTAAGTTCTGCAGATCCTACAGGATACAATTCATCATTCTTGTCAGGGTTTGGCGATGCAAGAACACTACTGCGTGAAAACAAAGAATTTATCAAAGAAGAAATTACAGCTTTCTTAAATGAAAATCATAACACAGTAAAATTCAGTAGAACCAAATGCAAACGTGATGTAGCATTTATCGTTGATGCCATGGTATATGACTTGACCTATGGCGGAACTTGGGCCACACTAGTAGCCGGCACAGCATATTTTGATGGCGACAATAGTACACAACTACAGATTGATAGCACAGAAATTACTGCTACAGTAGCCGCCTACGGCAGATTAAAAACTATTGTGCAACAGATAATTGCCAATACCACAGTAACAAAATCCACAGGCAACACTGCTACTCAATGGACTGACAGTGTTAATTTAGCAGGCGGATCAGCTGCTAATGCCACAGTAGGTGCCTTGGTAGATATTATTACTAATATTATACAAGGTGATAGCACAGAAGGAAACACTCCTCAGATCAATATTACAACTATAGCTAGTACAAACACACTGACTAGCAATAATCACGGACTATTAGTTGGTGATGCTGTAGTTCCAAGAATCACTGCCAACGGGTTAGTTAACGGAACAAAATATTGGGTAGTAGGCACAGTAACTACTAACACATTCCAACTTGCAGCCACATATGGCGGTTCAGTATTAGCTTCATTTACTGACGGTGCTGGACTTGATATTGATTTAGAAGTTATCGATTACCCTACAGCTACTAATGCTGTAACATCAACCACTGCGTTGATCACAGCAGCAACAACATTAGATGCGGCGCAGGAAACTATTGTTCAAAACGTTATAGATGACCTAAATGCAGTGGCTTGGCACACTGACTTTGTGGTAGATGAAACTTCATTAACTTCAACAGATTTTAGAATCTATGTTGGAAAACATACTCTAGCACATACCTATGTCAGCGGTGGAACCGTAACCAAAGCCAACGGATCAACTCTAACAGTTAGTAACTTTGTCTACAATAACTCTACAGGGTATGCCATAGTAACTACCGCAACACACGGTTTAGCAGCAGGTGATATTGTTAACATAACAAGCATTACTGTATCTTGCTTATCGTCAGGTGGTAGTGCCGTTAATGCAATATTTCCAAATGCCTACAAAACTGACGGAGTTACACCTAAGATTCGATATCTCCAAACCAAATGTATTAGAGATACTCGATTGATCCTAGAAGCTGTGATGTTTGACTTTATGTTCAACAGCAACTTCAAAACTAGAGAAGCAGCATACTCATATCTAAGAGCTTCAGCAGCAGATGTGTTTGTTGGTAATCAAAAAACCATTACTAGAGACGCACTAACTAATGCCAAGACAGAAGCACTGGCCAACGTAGGCGGCGATGCTACAGCACAGGCTCGTATTGAAACACTAATGACCATGGTAGATGATATTGTCTACGGTGCTACCAATGAAGGCAGTCGTTGTGCCACAGGCAATAGAATGGTTGATTATGCTGTGTTGCAACTAGAGCGCAACAGAGATTATATCGTAGCAGAAATTGATGCTTACATTGATTCAACATACACTACTACAGTTACCACAGCTACAGCAGCTACTGACGTATTCACTTGCACATCAACAGCATGGATGACTAGAAATGCAGCAATAAGATTCACAGGCACTGTATTTGGCGGAATTAATACCACTACTACCTACTATGTGCAGAATGTAGTCAGCTCAACCACATTTAAGATTGCTACCACAAGAGATTCAAACACCGCATTTAATATTGCCAGCAACGCTAGCGGTTCAATGACAGTGGCTCTATTCTATAGCAGTACAGCCTGTCTCAGGGATGTTAACACTTATATCGATGCGCTCAAGTATGATTTGAAATATCCAGGCAATTACAAATCAAGATTTGCAGCTAGATATTATGCAAACAGTGTAATGGGCAGTTTGGAAGAAGATATGTATTATCTCAGAGACGCTACTGGTCTAAGAGATCAAACACTCGAAGGACTTACTGGTGACCTACTAGCCGAAAACGAATACGGTACTTCTAGAGTTAGTGCAGGAGCATATGCAAGTTTGGATCCAGGTTGGGGCCCAGAAGATTATCGTACTTGGATTAACACCCGTTCGCCATATGTACAAGGTGTAACTACATTGGGTACGGCTTGCGTTGGTCAAAAGATTGACGGCGCATTGCACAACGGTGGTAATGATTCTATAGTTAGCAATGACTTTACACAGGTACTAAGTGATGGTATTGGCGCATGGATCACCAACAACGGTCGTGCTGAATTAGTGTCTGTGTTTAGCTATTATGCTCACATTGCATATCTAGCAGAAAACGGTGGTCGAATTAGAGCAACTAACGGCAATAACTCATACGGAGATTTTGGTTCTGTAGCAGAAGGTTTCGACGCAACTGAAGCTCCCGGCACAGCCGTAGTTGACAACAGACTGCAATTTGAAGCACAAATTGATCGTGTTATCACTGACGGATCAGAACTGACACAATTGGAATTTACTAACGCAGGTATTGATTACACGGAAGTCACTTACACACTTACAGGCGGCGGCGCAGGCGCTGTAGTTGAAGCAGATGAATTCCGTGATGATGCTGTATTCGAAGTTCGCATGTTGGACTTAGTTGATGATAGTACTAATGCTCCAGAAGCAGACGGCAATCTTGGAGGATTTGGTTATAT